ACACGACTTTCGCCAAAGGTTACATCGTGACCGAAGAGGCGTTGGAAGATGAGCTATACGGTCAACTTAATGATGGCGCCAGGGCGCTTGCCCGGGTAATGACTATCACTAAAGAGATTGAAGGCGCGGCCATTTATAACAATGGTTTTGATGCCAACTTCACGATGGTTGATGGTGATGGGGTTGCGCTATTTAACACAGCTCACTCTAGCGGTCCAAGTGGCGGCACTTACTCCAATCGTCTAGCAACGGATGCTGATTTGTCAGAGGCAGCGTTGGAAGACATGCTTATCCAGATCCAAACCGTGCAAGATGCTCGCGGCTTACCCGCTGCATTGCAAGCTGTTCGTCTCGTGGTAGCGCCTGCTAACTCTTTTGAAGCGCAGCGGATCTTAGGGTCGACGCTTCAGAACGATACCGGCAATAACGCTACTAACGCGGTTCGTGATATGAACTCGGTTCGTGATGGGTTTATGTCCAACCCCTTCCTGACTGATGCGGATGCTTGGTTCTTAACCACTGATGCGCCAAACGGCATGAAGTATTACACTCGTCGAGCTGTTCGATTCGGACAAGACAACGCCTTTACTTCTGGTAATGCGCGGTTTAAGGCTGATGAACGTTATACATTTGGCTGGAGTGATAGCAGAGGAGCCTGGGGTACGCCTGGCTCTTAAGAAGCAGATAATATAGGGGCTTAACGGCCCCTTTCATTAAAGTACTGGCCCTTAAGGGTTGCTCAAAGGAGATTCAAATGAGTGGTACTAATTATCCAACGGGTATAGTTACCCGAAAGAAGTTTTCAGGATCAACTGCGGCTGCTGATAGTTCAAGGCTTGCGGCTTCGACCAAATTCATAAACAAAACGGCGGTTATTCGCTGTGATGCTCAGACTTCTGAGACTCAAACAGAATTCACACTACCAACCAACGCCATAGTTCAAGATGTAATGCTTAACGTTATCACTGTTGATGCTACTGAGACCGTGGACGTTGGGACAATGGGCACTTCCAATGACCCTGACGGTTATCTAGATGGCGTATCGTTGGCTACTGCTGGCTTAGTTCGTGGCTCACTAGCTGATGGCTCAGTCACTCTTGGTGCCTTGTTATTTGAAATTACAGAGGCAACTACAGCGGCGGCTCGTAACGTTGATATTACGGCAGGCGGAGATCCCATCTCTTATACGTGTTCAGCGGGCTCTGATACTGCGATTTTTGATATCATAATCGAGTATATTGAAGTTGTGGCAGAGGCTAATTAAGGGGGCAGTATGAGACCTAAACGCTTTACAGTAACTAGCGCAAATAGCCCTGTGGTGATTCCTCTGAATTACAGGGGCGGCCCTACCTCAGTTGTTTCAACACCGAATGGGTCCGGGAATTATGACGTGGCCTTTACCACAGTTGATATCCAAGACTCGACAATAACCCCTAACTGGGTTGATGGAACGGATATGAGCGCGGCAACAACCCAGCAAAGCAATCAATTCTTAAATGTAACCGCATTGAGGATCACTCTAAATTCGGGAACTAACGTAGAGATTGATTTGTCGTCTGGTGACGTGTGAAGAATCGTTATGTTCGTGGCACACATTTAGTTATTTCTGATATTTCTGGGCAAAAGTTCAAGCGTTCAGAGTGCGTTATTGATTGGCGCGGGCTGATGGTTCATAGAGCAACCGAGTTCAGCCCTAAGCATCCTCAATTAACAATCAGAGGGCGTACTGAGAGAGTTGGGGTGACGAACGGAACGCGAACCCAGAGCAGTGATCCCGCTTTGGAAGTAGCAGCATTTGACGCGAGTAATGGAATCTAATGGTAGCAATACTAACCACTACAGCAGCCGATATTGTTAATGCGGCATTGAGATTGATTGGTGAGATTGATGCTAATCAGCCGGTCCCAGCGGTGCAAACCCAAGACGGGCTAGAAGCTCTGAATTATATGGTTAAGGATTGGCAAAATCAGGGGCTGCATTTGTGGACCAAAACAGAAGGGATTTTGTTTTTGGATGCCGGTAAAAACAATTATTTATTAGGTCCAAGTGGTGATGAGGCAACAACAGCTGACGATTTTATCAATACCGAAATGTCAGTTGCTGGCGTGTCTACGAATACCACACTCAATATAGACTCATCAGCTGGTATGGCTATTGGCGATAAGATCGGCGTCTTGCTAGACAGTGGTACAAGGCAGTGGACGACCATTTCCACAATCCCTGACTCAACTAGCGTGACTATTCCTGCCTCTGGCCTAACCGGTGCGGTTGCTATCGATAACTCTGTGTTCACATTTACTAACCTTGTCGATAGACCTATTCGATTACT